CAAAACCACTTGAAGGATTTGGCTCTGGCACGTGAGATATTGGTGTCCGGCGACTTCGAATGGCTGGAGATAATGTTCGGCCCTGTACCGTTTGTGCTATCTGAGCTCATCCGTACAGCACTTATACCGGCAGACGGTCATCGGTTCATCGTCTCGGACTTCTCGGCGATCGAGGCGCGCGTGACCGCCTGGCTCGCGGACGAAAACTGGGTGCTGGAGGTCTTCAAGGGTCACGGCAAAATCTACGAGGCGACCGCATCACGTATGTTCGGGATCCCGTTCGAAACGATCGTCAAGGGGCATGAAAACTACAGGTATCGTGCTCCCGGAAAAGTGGCAACGCTTGCCTGTGGATTCGGAGGCGGAGCGGCCGCTCTGGCAGCCGCGGACAAGAAAAAAGAGATCCCGGAAGAACAGTATCCGGATCTCGTGAAGCAGTGGCGAGATGCTAATCCGAACATCCGCCGGCTGTGGTATCGGGCAGAGGAGGCAGCGATTGAGGCAGTTCGGACTAAATCAACCGTTAAGCTGGCGCACGGCGTGCAATACCGGTATGCCGACGGATACTTGTTCGCCGACCTGCCAAGCGGCCATAGCCTGGCTTATCCGTCACCGCAGGTAAAGCCGGATCCGAAATTCGACGGCAAGGAAGGTCTTACATTCCTCGCTCCAGATCAGACTGGTAAGATGGTTCGTCAGCGCACTTGGGGCGGCACGCTCGTGGAGAACCTCGTCCAGGGGATCGCTCGGGATTGCCTAACAGAGAGCTTACTAAGGTTAGATGCCGCCGGCTACCGGATACCACTTCATGTACATGATGAGGTTGTGCTGGAAGTGCCGATCGGCGTCGGATCCGTGGAAGAGGTCACAGAAATAATGAGTCAACCGATAGACTGGGCGCCGGGGTTACCGCTCAAGGCAGCTGGCTTTGAGTGTGAGTTTTATCAGAAGGATTGAGAGGTGAACATCTCTTGTATGGATCTACTGGGACGCCGGTCCCGAAACGGGAGATCGAGGAGATGTCTCGCGGATCCGGTCCGGTTATCACCTACAAATTGACTCCCGAAGAACTCGAACATTATCGAGCTACCGGGAAACTGATAAGGGAGGAAAAGCATATGAGCACGTTGACCAAAGAGCAGTATCTGCAGTTGAGACTGCAGGGTAAAGGCCGCACGGAGATTATGAAGGAGCGTTATAAGAGCAACACTCAGGCATTTTACCGCCAGCTGCAGACGTGGGGTATCAAGGAAAAGGATGCGGAGGATCGGGAACTGGAGTTGATGGCAGCGGTAAGGAAATCCGGCGCCGAGTCTGACACACAGCCTATAGCACAGCCTGAAGATGAGCCGATTCCAACACCAGAAGCACCTTCCTGTCTGGCTAAGCAGCTGGAACAACTGATCCTGCAACACACACAGCCCAAAGCGGAAAGCGTGGCATCAAAGATCAAGCGGTGGGCGAAAGAACGAGACTTGCATACTGCGGATCCGGTCAAGCAGGCCCTCAAATTGATGGAAGAAGTCGGAGAGCTGTGTCGAGGGATGGAGAAGGGTAACCAGGCGTTGATCATCGACTCAATCGGCGACATGTACGTCGTACTGACGGTTCTGTCTCTTCAGCTCGGTCTCGATATTGAAAAGTGCATTGAAGTCGCATACGAGGAGATTAAGGACCGCAAGGGGAAAATGATCAACGGAGTATTTGTGAAGGAAGCAGACCTAACCGCATGAAAAGTAGGTGAGCAGCATGCACGAGCTTGATATATCGTTCGGCAAGCACCGAGCTGATACAAACTGGAAACCTGAATACCTTACCTGGGAAGAGTTCGTCGAGAGGCTGCGGAAGGTTCGACGGACGAACGAGACGATGGCGCAGTATGACAAGATGTCCACGCCGGCGAAGGGTAAAGTCAAGGATGGGCCCGCTTTTGTCGGCGGGTTCATCCGGGGCGGCCGGCGGAAGAAAGAGAACGTCGAGTCACGCAGCCTGGTCACGCTGGATGCAGATTATGCAGATGACGACTTCATCTTCACCTGCGAGCTTGTCTTGGGCGGACACGCTTACGTGGTTTACTCGACACACAGCCATCGTCCACATAAGCCCAAATACCGTCTGATTATCCCTTGCAGTCGGGCGCTGTCTCCGGACGAATATGCTGCAGTCAGCCGTAAAATCGCCGACCAGATTGGCATCACGTACTTCGACAAGACCACATTCGACGTTCACCGGCTCATGTACATGCCGAGTTGCAGCAAAGATGCGGAGCCGGTTTTTGAAGTCTACGAGGGTGATCCGCTCGACGTAGACAGCGTGCTCGCAGAGTACGACGACTGGTCGGATGTGATGGCTTGGCCGCGGCATCCAGATGAGACCAAGGCGCTCAGAACAGCCACGACTAAGGCGCAGGATCCGCGAACAAAGATGGGCACGATCGGACTATTCTGCCGAGCGTTTACGATCGCTGAAGGAATCGAGAGGTTTCTATCGGACGTGTACGAGCCGGGTACAATGGCTAATCGGTACACGTATCTACACGGTACGTCAGCAAACGGTCTACAGATATTTCCCGACCAGGACTTAGCCTATTCACACCAGGACAGTGATCCGGTGGCCGACGGTCGCACATACAACCTGTTTGATCTCGTTCGAGTGCACAAGTTCGGTCACTTGGATGAGAGGGTTAGGGAGTTTACCCCGGATGCCAAAAAACCGAGTCATCTGGCGATGGAGCAGTGGGCGGTCAGGTTGCCGGAGGTCAAGCGTCTGGCGGGTGCAGAGATGATGAGCGACCTGCAGTCAGAGTTTGCAGATGAGGACTTTGATGATGAGCCGGAGGACGATACGTGGCTGGAACAGCTAGAGCTACATCATAAGACTGGCGCAGTGCTGCCGACAGCTGGCAACATCGAGCTGATCCTCACACACGGAGTCTGGCGGGACGTGCTCGCCTATGACGCTTTTGGCAACACCGAGGTCATCCGCAAAGCACTGCCCTGGAGAGAGCGCGAGCGGCCGCATCGGCTTTATGAGCCATGGCTTGCAGCAGACGATAAGCGCCTGCAGCACTGGTTTGCCAAGGTGCACGGCATACAGTCGGCAAAAATGATCCAAAACGCTTTTACAGAGGTTGTACACCGTAACACATTCCACCCAATCAAGGCGTACGTGGAGTCAGTGGAATGGGACGGGATCGAGCGGGCAGAACGCGTGTTTATCACTTATCTCGGCGCTGCGGATACGCATTACGTCCGTCAAGTGACGCGCAAAATGCTGCTGGCGGCGATCACGAGACTCTATCAGCCTGGTTGTAAGTTTGATCAGATGCTCGTTCTGGTCGGGCCGCAGGGGGCTGGGAAGAGCAGCATTTTGGCCAAGCTGGGGCGCGATTGGTTTTCCGATAGTCTCCGGACGTTTGAAAACAAGGAAGCCGGAGAGCACCTGCAGAACGGCTGGATCTTCGAGATCGGCGAACTCAGCGCCATGAAGAAGACCGAGGTGGAAGAGGTAAAGGCCTTTTTATCGAAGACGGAAGACCGATACCGAGTAGCTTATGATCGTCAGGTGTCAGAGTTTCCGCGGAAATGCGTATTCTTCGGAACGACCAATACCCGGGAGTTTTTGAGAGATCAATCAGGTAACCGTCGCTTTTGGCCTGTCGAAGTGGATCCGCAGAGAGCGGAGATGAGCCACTGGGATCATTTAGATGATGACGAGGTGCGCCAAATCTGGGCGGAGGCGCTTACGTGGTACAAGGCGGGGGAAACCCTACAGCTGGATGACGAGGCACGTGTGGAGGCGGAGCGCCAGCAAGCGGCGCATATGGAGTCGGATCCCCGAGAAGGGCTGATCGCCGAGTGGCTGGAGCAGGAGGAAACTGACGAGATGGATCGGCCTGTCGGACCACGTCAACGAGTCTGTGCAGCGCAAATCTGGGTCGAGTGTTTAGGCAAACGGAGGGGTGACATGAAGCCCTGGGACGCGAAGGAGATCTGCGAGATTATGAGAAGAATCCCAGGATGGGAGGAGCGAGAAGGCAGAGTCAGATTCCCCGGATACGGTAAGCAAACGGTCTTCGAGAGGTGGGACAGGACAGAGGACAATTGAAAATCGGTCTACTGTCCACTGTCCCGCTAAAATGGACAGTTGGGTCAGAAGAAGGACAGTAAAAACAGTAATACTGTCCCGTCACAAAACCTTATGGTTCTAAGGAAGTGACAGACAAGGACAGTTGGGACAGTAAATTCTATAAAAAGAGTAAAAAGATAAATTAACCTATATAGGCACTAATGGAATATAGGTTAAACGCAAATATATACAGTACGCGCGAATAAGAGTCCCATCTGTCCTCGGTGTGAGGAGGTCAACATGAAGGAATCAGCACTTGAAAAAAAGTTCCGGCTGTCTGTGGAGCGTATCGGTGGTCTGGCACCAAAGTGGGTGAGTCCAGGCAATCGAGGAGTCCCGGACCGGGTTGTAATCTTACCTGGAGGTCAGACGGTGTTCGTGGAGCTTAAGGCACCCGGTAAGCCACTGCAGCCGTTACAGCGTAGGTGGGCGGAGAGGTTACAGTCGTTAGGGCACCAAGTTTACAAGATCGATTCGGAAGACGACATAGAGAGATTCATCCAGGAGGTGATGCCGAAATGAAGTTCATCCCACACAAATATCAGGAGTATGCGATTCAAAGGATACTGGACACGCCTTACATCGCCTTGCTGTTGGAGATGGGCCTTGGCAAGACAGTGAGCACGTTAACGGCAGTCGATATGTTGCTGAGAGAGTTTGAGGTGATCAAGCCTCTCGTAATCGCGCCGTTGCGGGTCGCAGAAGATACCTGGTCGCGTGAAGTGGGGAAATGGGATCATCTGCAGCATCTCAGGATCTCGAAGATCCTGGGGAGTGCAGAACAGCGGCGACGAGCGTTGAGATCCGAAGCAGATCTATACGTGATCAACCGCGAGAATGTCGAATGGCTGGTGAGCGAACTGGGCACGAAATGGGACTTTGATATGGTGATCATTGATGAGTCCAGCAGCTTCAAGAATCATCAGGCCAAGCGATTCCGGGCACTCCGTCGAGTCCGGCCTATGATCAACAGGGTAGTAGAATTGACAGGTACGCCAGCACCTAATACGCTAATCGACCTTTGGCCACAGATCTATCTGCTGGACCAGGGCGAGCGTTTGGGCAAGACGATCACCGGATTTCGTGATCGGTACTTTGTCCCGGGAGCTCGCAGCGGTCATATCGTATACGACTGGAAGGCGAAGAAAGAAGCGGAGCAACGGATCTACGAAGCGATCAGCGACATCGTCGTAAGCATGAAAGCTGAGGATTGGTTGGAGCTGCCGGAAAAGATCGAGCAGACGGTGCTGATCAAGATCACCGGTAAGCCGTGGGAGCTGTACAAGAAGCTAGAGCGTGATCTGCTGCTGGAGTTTGCTGACGCTGATGTTGTCGCACAGACGGCAGCAGTCTTGAGCAACAAGCTGCTGCAGATGGCGAGCGGTGCGGTGTACGACGAGCAGCGAGGCGTCAAGATGATTCATGATGCCAAGTTGGACCAGCTGGAGGACGACATTGAGGCAGCAAACGGCAAGCCGGTGATGGTGTTTTATTACTACCAGCACAGCCTCGAGCGGATCCAGAGGCGATTCCCGCAAGCGAGGATCCTGCGAAAGGGAAGAGACGGCAATGAAGATATACGAGCCTGGAACAATGACGAGATAGAACTGTTGTGTCTACATCCGAAATCAGCCGGCCACGGACTCAACCTGCAGGAGTCAAGTTGTCAGACGTTAATCTGGTTCGATCAGATCTGGAGCCTGGAGGAGTATCTGCAGGCAAATGCCCGAGTGCATAGACAGGGCCAGACCAATCGAGTCGTTGTCCGGCGATATGTGGCTGAGGGCACGATGGACGAGGATGCGGTTGGAGCGATCGAACGGAAGAACACCGGACAGGAGGCACTGATGCAAGCGGTTAAAGCAAGGATTGAGAGGGTGAAGTCCGATGGATGACCGCCAGAAGCGAAGAGCGTTCCAGCGGATCAAGGCCATGACCAACGAACAATTTTGGAATTTTCAAAATTGGCTTCACAGCCAGGCCTACGCAAAGGCCGTCGAGCACTATACCGACGCGGCAGAGATCGTACTGCCGCCTCGGCTGCAGAAGCAGCTGCATGATAAGGCCAAGCAGATCCGGGAGCAGTGGGACGGCATGGCGACGATCACGCTGGACGACACAACGGGAGCTGAGTTTGATCGGGTAATGGGACGGATTAACAAGGAGGATGATCAATAGTGGGTTTTACACCGGAGCAAGAAATGCGATTGGATAGTAAGACCGACATCATCAATCGCCCGGCGCACTACACCGCAGGAAAGGTGGAGTGTATCGACGCGATTGAGGCGGCGACGGTGGGACTCGAGGGCATCGAAGCCGTGTGCACGGGCAATGTGATTAAGTA